CCGGCTGCGCCTTCTGTAAATGTGTAAACCCTGGCATATAGGTATGCAGATTGTCCCGCATGACTGCGTTTAGGGCCCCGAATACCGGAGTAAGGGTGCCGATGACAGAGGTGATGGTACCGACAGCCGAGATGACCTTGCCGATGACCACCAGAAGCGGCCCGATTGCAGCTGCAATCAGCGCAACCTTGATGATGACCTGCTGTACCGGTTCCGGAATGCCGCTCCAGATCTGAGAGAATGATTTCAGGGCATTGGAGATGTCCTTCAGCACCGGCGCAAGAACGGAAGCGAGGCTGTTTCCGATGTCGGCTCCGGTTTCCTTCAGGGAGTTCATGGTCATCTTGAACTGGTCAATCGGGTCGAGTGTTTCATTGAAGGTATTCTCAACGCTCCCGGAGAAGTTGCCGAGGGAGCCGGACAAATTGTCAAGGTTCAGCTTTCCCGTTGCGCAGGCATTGTAGATTGCCGCGCCTGCCTTACTTCCGAAAAGGTCATAGGCAGCCTGCAGCTTCTCTGTTTCAGAGCCGTTGCCCTTCATGGTAGCGGAGAAACCGGCAATCGCCTGATCCAACGTCTTGCCGTCCTTCGTCGCGTTCTTCATGGCGGTCTTTAAGCCCATCATGGCTGCCGAGGTATCAAGACCGGACATCTCGACCATGCCCATGAAGCCTGCGGCCTGCTGCGAATTCAGCCCCAGCTCTTTAAGCTGCACTGCGTTTGTCTGCAGAGCGGAAGCCAGCGTATCCATGTCGATGCCGGTTGCCTGTCCGGTCGCGTTCATGGCATCCAGCAGGTCGCCAGCATCCGAAGCGTCCTGCCCGAAGGCATTCAGAACGCCGGAGACATTATCCACGGAGGTGGAAACGTCCGTATTGTTCAGATCCGCAAACTTGATGAATTTCCCGGAGAGATCGTCCAGCGCCTGTCCGGTCAAGCCAAAACGTGTGTTGACTTCGCCGACAGCGGCACCGGCAGTCTCAAAGTCGGTCGGGATTTCCGTCGCAAGATCTTTGACGGTCTGGTTCATGTCTTCCAAGGTCTGCCCGGTTGCGCCGGTTTTCTGCTCGACGATATCAAGACCGGAATCTACCTCATTGAAAGCAGCCAAAGAAGCTGCACCGACCGCCACAATCGGAGCCGTCACGTGTGTGGTCAGTCCTTCGCCGACCTCGGAGATTTTGCCGCCGACCTCCTGCATCTTGCTGCCAGCCTGTTTCAGGGTGGCGGAGACGCTGGTATCGGTTTTCTTGCATTGCTGCTCCAGACCTTTAAGTTCCTGCTCGGTGGCGATGATCTCACGCTGCCATGCATCGTACTGTTCCTGTGTGACGGAGCCGTTTTTCAGGCCCGCGTCCATCTGATTCTGCAAGGATTTTAACTGCGTGAGTTTCTCTTTTGTCTCGCCGACTGCCTGTGACAGGAGCTTCTGTTTTTGCGAGAGCAGTTCGGAATTGGTAGGGTCGAGCTTTAACAGGCGGTTGACGTCCGTAAGCTGCGACTGTGTGTTTCGGATCTCCTTGTTGACGCCGGAGAGGGCTTTGGAAAGGCCGGTCGTATCGCCGCCGATTTCCACTGTGATTCCTTTGATTCTGTCAGCCATACGATGACCTCCTTCCTGAAAAATGGGTATAAAAATAGCCCGGATTTCTCCGAGCATAAGAAAAGCACCTGCCAGTTATGACAGATGCTCTCGTTTGTTGTGACTATTTATTTTGTGAAATCGGAAGTTGTCAGACAGATGTATGTGGGTTCTTATACTGTCCATGTTGTTTTGTTTTTCCATTGCCATATTGAATGGCAAACTTAGGACAACGGTGCAGACACCCCAAACACAAAGCACATTGTTCTTTCACCCACATGGGTTTTTTATCTTTCATTTCAATCGCCTGTACAGGGCATTTCTTAGCACACAGTCCGCAACCAATGCAGGTATCTTCTAAATAGAAATTCTTTGTCATACGCTCTTTGTTGAGAATTGGGTCGGTGAAATACCTCACAAAATAAGGCGCTCGTCGCTGAGTATGATTGCCCATTTTTCTTGTCTTTATTTCTTGAAGAATATGATCAATTTGTTGCTCCGCTTTATCATTCTGCTCCGCCACTTTTTCTGAATCACTTAGGTCAAAAATAGGAGTCCAGTTATCTGGCATTTGAACACTAAACGATGCATCAAGAGTAATGTTTTGCGCTTTTAACACTCTCCTCGCATCCTCTGCACAACAACCAGGAGTTGTTCCGTAGGTTATCACAATAAACACATAATTGTCACCACCTGCATTAATGCTAAGTTTGGAAAGAAAATTTCTGGTAAGAACTGGCAGTTCCCACCAATTAACAGGGGTCACAATTCCAAGAATTTCGTTTGGCTTTAGGGTAATATTGGAGTTACAATCCATGACTGAGCAGATTTCTTCATTGCTATATCGCGCAATACGCTCTGCAACATATTTGCTGTTTCCTGTAGCTGAAAAGTATATTATCAATGTTTTTTACCTCCACAAATTCCAGTTTACAACCTTGTGTATTTCTTCAGCTGCGCATCAATATCCCGTCCGCCGTACATGACACGAATGATCGTGACAACAGCTTTTTCCTTGTCAGGAATATACAGCACGCAGTAGTGATCGACGGGCATAATGCGCAGGCCGCGGCTGTGCCAGGGCTCATTCTCATATGCTCGAAATCGCTCCGGCATTTTAGATAGCCCTGAAATGTTGCTTTCAAGCCGGTCAAGCTGACCGTCCGCGTTTTCAGGTGCCTGCAATTCAAAGGCGATGTATTCGTAGATGCCGCGCAGGTCAGTTTCCGCCTGGTTTGAAACTTCAATTTCAAAAGTCATCGCTTATAATCCTTGCGGATATCTGCAAAAACCTGCTTCGCCGGTTTGGTACGACCGGCAACCATGTCCGCGTATCCTTTCTCCAGCTCTGCATTCATTTCTTCCTCAGAGAGTGCACTCATATCCACAGGCTTCGCGGACGGGATTTTCACCTCAAAGGGCAGGCCTCTTTGAAGAATGATCTGTTTGTAGAACATATTGATCGCGTTCGAGGCGGGAATGCCAAGCGCGGAAAGGATACTTTCTGCCTGTTCCTTTACATCCGGTTCGATTCGCGCGTATAAATTTGCTGATTTTGTAGACATAATGATCGCTCCTTTCGAGAGATACTTCTTACGTCTATATTATACGCGATTGTCAGCACAATAGCAATACATCAGAGAAATTTTACAGCTTGTTCATCAAACATCCATTAAAATGAATCCATCTGTTCCTGCGTCGCTTTTGCGGGCCAGTCGTAGTTGTCATTACTCATTTCTGAGTACATGTCATTGACCGTACCGATAGTGAGCAGGTCGAGCTCGGAAATAGAAAGCCCGATCTGCACGCAGCGGAGCAGGAACAGTGGCGTCGTCATTTCGCGTTCAGTTTCATGAGGTTTTTTTTAGACTCGACCTCCGTCTCCACATTCAGTCCCCACAGCGAGATGATCTGCGGCAGGATTTCATAAATGGAGAAGGTATTGAACTCATCAAGCCATTCCTCCGGAGTGTCCGGAATATCGGGATTCTTATGCTTAGCCATAAGCCAGGCGATGTTCTCGAAAAGTTCCAGACTGAAGGTATCCAGATCCGATTCCTGCGGATTGGCTTCATCGATGCCTTTCTGCAGCTGGTTCAGATCCTTGTAAATATCCCGGTGAAATTTGTTCCTGTATAAACGAGGAATGGCGGCAGAGGCACGGAATTCGACCGGCTTGCCGTCAATCTCGATGGTTTTCGTAACTGCCATAGTGCTGCCTCCTTATGCTGTCTGCGAGCTGGTCTTGGAAGACGTCGTCGCAGTGGTACTGGTGCTTGTGCTGGCAGCGGCGGTCGTAGTGGTGGTCTTATCCTGCGGCTCATAGACCTTGGTGTACCAGTTGTTATAGGTTTCCTCGCTGGTGTTCGTACCGGTCTTGACCTTTACCAGCCCGCTCGGAAGCGGCGAAACGGTAAGCGAAAGCTTCTCCGTCTTGACTTCCTTTTTATCCTCTGTGGTATCGCCCTCCATAGAAGGTCTGGTAGCGCTGCAGTAATACAGGCAGTGGCGGATCTTCCTCTGGTCGCCGGAGAACTCAAAGAGCAGAGCAAAATGCTCCGGTTCC